CTGGAACATAGTCCAAACTAGCAAATTGTGTAAGGTCTAAAAGATTAGTCCATTGTTTATGTCCAACAACCCAGAATCTGTCGCCATCATCAGGAACATTTCGAGTGCCAAAGTTTTCAAATGTTAGTTGAGCTTTAGCTAGATTAAGTCCAGCAGCTGGTGAGCCAACAGATTGTGAATTAGATGTACCATCTAAAACAGTAGTAAGTTGTTCATCAGTTTTTCTACCCAACGCCCATGCAGCATTTTGTGCTACTACTTGGCGTTCGTCAATGTTAGTTTTTAGCTCGTCTAATTTATCAATATAATCTGCAGCATAGTAATCGCTGAGAGTTACATCAACAGTAGAGTGAGAAATATCCATTACTGGAACTTCACCATGTCTAGACTTAGTAACAGCTTCACCTGTACCAGTCTTTTGGAATCGAGCCTGACTACCGACAACATTATTGATTGTTCTTATTGTTCCACGAAGTTTTGAACCCATACGCTGATAAGCCATATGGACTTCGCTTTCAAATTGCTTAATAAAAGCAGTTGATATTGTAGAACTCATAACATACCTCGTTATTGTTGTTGTTAAAAAAACCTTTCGGTTCGCTTCCTATGTTATCTTAAACTGTGAGTATGTTATCCGAGGGCATACTTTAGACGAGCTAAAGGCATAGTTAATTATGCTTTAGTTATTATTGCAATTACAATCAACGCACAATACTCTAGTATTCTTAATACACCCTTTTGGTATTGTTGTTACACGTGAAATATCTGTATCGGCATTAGGGTCTTTATCTTTATCACCTATAATTGTAATCATATCTGCATCTTCATTGATAACAAATCCGACTGAAATAACAGTCATTACATTTGCTTTCATAGCAGTTTCTTTAGAAATCCAGCCATTTTCTTGGTCCAAAGCATCTACCCATTCTATAAGGACCAGCTTATCCATTTATTTATTCTGTTTGTTCAGGATATAATTTATTAAATGATTCATTTACCTTCTTAATAAATTGTTCATCTCTATGTTGAGGATGAAAATATCTAGGGTCTTTCATCATTTTTTCTAATTCTTTTCTACTATCAGCAATATCAAATGGAGCTTGTGGTGTTTGTTGAGTAGTAATATTTGATTTAGTATTTTTCATAATTTTTTCTACAGCTCTTACACCATCTGCTGTTGTAAGATAATCTGCCATATGATTATATTCTGTTTCATCTAAATTTCCTTTTAACCATAGATTAACAGCTTCTGCTCTTTGTTTTCCTGTTTCTCCTAACTTTGCCATTTCATCTTCATATACTGGCACACCATTAGTAGATGCTTTAAGATACTGATTCACACCCTCATTAAATATATCATTACTATAACCTGATTTATAACAGGTATCTTTCCACCAAGTTAATAGTGGGTCATCACTTGAAATTTCTAAATCACCAAAAGATTCATCTAGTTTTACAGCATAACCATCTTGTGTTTCTGGTCTATCTTTAACCATATCAGATTCAATTTGTTTTTTAATATGAGGCGTAAGCTCATCTACTTTTGAGTGAAATGCTTTTTCTAAATTACCATAGCTATCTGCAAATTCTTTTATTTTTAATTCATTCTTTTCAGAATCCCAAAATTTTGTAGGTACAAATTCAGGTTTCTCGGCAGCTTTCTTTTCATCTTGAAATTCTTTTATAACTTCTCCAACTGCTTCTGCATCTACTGGTTCTTGTTTAATTTCTTCTTCAGCCATTATCCCTTCCTTGTTTAATTCTATATTCAATTAATCCTACTATATACCTTGAACCTTCTAGGTGTCGCAACTTTTCATTTGATATTTCTGGTCCTGATACGCTATTAATTGTTATTGCTTTTAAATATTCTAATACTTTCTCACCTAATTTATCTTTGAATAATCCAGCAAATTCTTGATTTAATTGTTTTTCTTGGTCTACTGTTCTTCGGAATCCATCAATACTAAGGACTCCTTCTACCTTTTTTTCTTTCATTATACTGGCATTTCCTCACTCATTTCAGGTGGAGCTTGATTGGGAGGAGCAGCTCCACCTTCAGGAGCAACTTGACCTTGCTGAGCCATCTGAGCAATTTGATTAGCAATAGCTTCTCTTTCTTCAGGTTCACGCAAGATTTCGAGAGGAACACCTAATTTCTTAGCCAAGTATTCTGCTGCAACTTCTGATTTAACTACCATGTTTAACATCTGTGGTCCGAAGCGCATCATAACTAATTCTAAGAAAGAATCAACATTTAATACATCTTGTTGCTGTTGAGCTTTAGATAAAGGAGATTCAGGTTTAACCCTAATTTCCCTACCATCAATAACTGGTAATTGTATTCTTCCTTGTTTCTTTAAAAGATATACTACTCGTTTTATTAATGGTTGTATAAATTCTGCTTGAAGTCTGCCATACGCAGCTCCTATTTGTCTTTGTAAATCTGCTTGTCTTTCTGCTACTTCTCTAGCTGACATTGGTGTTTTAGCCATAGGTCTACCTAGCATTTCATTGTATAATGCTTTCTTAATATTGTGTCGCATATCTTGTAGAACTAAATCTGCTACATTAAAATTACCAGCCATCTTCAATGGTTGTAATCCATCTGAGTTTGGAGCTACAGGAATTACACTGCCAGGTACTAGATTTATTGTATCAGGATTAACTGTACCATCATCTGATATTTGCCATACACCTGATATTGCCATCTGTGCATTTTCTAAAATCATTTCTATAACAAGGTTACAAGTTTTAATTGCTGATATTCCATTGAACACAGGTCCTCTACCATAAACTTCTCCTGATGCTTTAGACCATCTAAAGACTAGCCATGGGTTTCCACCTTGTCCTTTAAATTCTTCTTCATAGATAACCTTTTTCATTTTCTTCATAAGAACACAATAATGCCATGTTTCCTCATCTTCGCCATAATGTTTATAGGTTGCCTCAATTATTTCACATTTCTTATTTGGGTCCCTAGCCATCATATGTATAATTTCATCATCTAGTTTTGCTTTGGGATATAGTATTTGTAATTGATGAATAGGTATATTTCTTAATCTAAATATCCAATCTATCTTACCATCAGGTCCTGATAGTAATAACATCTGTGGTAAAGGTACTGCGTTAAATTTTATAGGTTGTGTTTCATCTCCTTCAGTTACCAATAAACAAGCTGTGCCTATTGCTAAATCAAGGAATGCTTCGTGTGATTCTTGGTTAAAATTACTATTATTAATTACTTGGAAAACATAATCAGTTACTTTTTCTAACTGTTCATCTACAGCCATAAGCTCATCATCTTCTACATCTGTACCTGATTTAAGAGAAAACCATTTTGCAAATGCTGGAATCATACCTGACTGTAATCTACTAGCAAATTCTTGAACACCTACTACAGCAGTTTCATCATAGATTTTATCTGCTCTATTATTAGCTGGTGATTCAAAATAAAATGATTCACGCTGAGGTAATGTATATTCATAACATTCCTCAAACTTGGGAACGAAATACTCTCGTAGAGTATGTGCCTCTTTATATTTATTTAATATAAAGGCGAACTTATCTTCTGCCATTTATTTATCCTAATGTTTTTCTTTTCATTAATTCTTCTAGGAATAATGCAAAGTCGCCACCACTTGGATTATATCCCATTCCACCAGCCATTCCTCCTGTACCTTTAATTAAAGATTTCTTTCCTTTTTTTGTAGAATACGCAGATGCAACAACATTACCATCAGGTGATGGTGTAGTGTCAGATGCAACAGAAGCTGCTGGAGCTGGAGCTGGAGCTGGAGAGGGTTTTTTTATCCCTAGTGTTTTTTCAACTTTCTTTTTTACGCCACCCATAATTGACCTTTCTAATTAGAATCTTCTAAATACTCCCTACACCCCATACTTTTCAACGCACAATACAATCTATATGGAGTTATCATTAATTTTCTTATTCCTACTAAGTGTCTAATAGCTGTTACGCAATTCGTAAAGGTTAATTCCATAATATAAAAAGTAGGTAATTCCTTTGCTTCTGCTATTAAAAATTTAGCATTATGATTTTCTTTAAAATATAAACAGGCAGCAGTCATTTCTTCTGGTGTTAATATTCTAATGTCTACACCATTTTTACCCCAGTTATATGAAACCCATAAATGATGTTTAGGTTCATATTTAAAAGCTAAAGCGTGTTTAAAATCTTTATGTGTCCACCAATGAAACCATGCTGACTTCTCAGGTCTGCTGGTAAAAGCTATAACCCACTCCTCATTCTTTGCCATAATGACTTCTTTTTTATTTTAGGTTTTCTATTAAAGACATCATAATTTCGTTCTATAACAAATGGCTTAATAGGTTGTCTACCCTGAACTATAGATTTACCTTCACCAGCTCCCAACAATAAATATTGTAAAGCGTCCATTACATGAGAGTATCTATTCTTCATAGGTTTATCTTCATACCTATCTCCTGATACTTGTAGTCTTCGATAATGATAACCACCTTGAAAACCTTTTTTAATATTAATACATTTAGGAGAAACTAGGAAAGAACTTCTACCATCTATCATTCTTGTTAGGACAGCATTAACTGATTCTAGTCGTAAAGATATATCATTTGATGGAGCTGGAAATGCTTGAATACCAGCTCCTCTTAATATTTGGAAAGGAGTTGATTCATCTGTTTGACTTCTAAAATCTCCAGCTGGGTCACCATAGATATTAAATTCTACTCGTTTATATTCTGCCATCTCTTGTCTTAATAATTCTGCAAACTTAACTGCTCCCATATCCTGACATACTAATTCTTTTATTATATGCCATACACCCATTCCTATTCGCTGACCAAAAACAGCAGAAGGTGTTAATCCAAAATCTATTCCGATATATACTGGAGCTTTAGGTGTGAAAGGGATATCCTCTTTAGATAGATGAACCTCCTCGTTAAAAGAGTTAAAGACAGATTTTCCTTCTTCGATAGCTCCTAAACGATTCATTATATAAACATCTATCCACCCTTTAGACTTACCTCGTATAATATTATTATAGTATTCAGAATTTAGATTCTTATAGTTTTCTGCTTTAGTATTTTTTTCATATCCTATTAATTGATTCTCTTTATTCTTTACTTCTTTCATTCCTGATGGCTGAACAAAAAAATTCCAGTTATCAGGTTTGATTAACATTAGTCTATCTTCTTGGGAAATATAATCTGGTACTTGTGCTTCCCCTGACATGATAGACCACCAATGGTCTTCTTCAGGAGCATTGGTATCTGCTATTACTCCAAACCAAGATGGTCCTCCATCTTTCATAGAAGGGAAACGACCAACACGCATACTACAGGCATCTACTATGGCTTTAGGTAATTCCCTTGCTTCGTTAATCCATACCCCAGTTAATTCTAAAGATAATAATTTTTTAACATCATCTGGTCTATCTA